CATGGTAGTCGTAAAGTTCTTTCCAGTGAAGGTCAATGTAATCATAACCTGGTACCATCTGGAAGTCCACATACTCAGAGAAACGACGAGTGAGCAGGCGGAGGTTCGGAACAGCCTCCCCTACACAATTAACAACAGTGGCTGGCGAGGGGGGGATTGCAGCACCAAATTCCATAGCCCCATTACTTTCACCTCCACAAGAAACGGAGTCCTGGAAGACTCCTCCCACTTCAGCCTTGCCTTTCTTCCTCCTCAAGGCAGGAGGAGGAGCTTCAACGACCACAGGGACCGCACCATGTGCATAACCAATACAAGGCCAAGCAAACTCAATATCACTACCTCCTGAATGATAAACAACAATGTCCACGGAACTGGTGACCAAATTAGCAGCTGTCAACAAAGGATTAATGACACGAATAGTAATAAAACCTGTCGTCATAGCATTCTGGTGGTAGGGGTTGCTGTCGCTCGCAGGAGCTTCAGGAAAAGAAGGGGACCAAGGACTCATTGAACAATAAGGTGTGGTAAAGCAAAAATGATCTTGCTGTTGTATATCCCACACAAAACGCTTACACAATGCAGCTTCCGCGTCTGTAACTACACCGGACAGACCCTGACCCATCTGCCATATTATCTCTATAATACCAGAGTGAAATTGAGTTTTAGATAGAGACAAGCGCCAGTGAATGGAACCACGCCAGTATCGGAACATACTGGCCACAAACGCCAAAGGAGAGGGAAAGGCAGTAGCTCCCGGTCCCATGACCAAACCTGGGGAGACTCGAAAGAAACCGATCTTCTCATAAGAAACTTGAGCCCCAGTCCACACAAAGGTACGAGCAATACCAGGTCGAGAGACATAATTAACAATATTCATCTCATCGTGAGCACAGCCAAAGGTACCTTGTAGAGGAACTGACTTTTGAAGAGGATTGGCTGCGAGGACAACTGCAGGAACATTGCCCATCATATTACTGGAGGTAGGATTATTATAAGGCAACATGTACGCAGTGTCAGGTGGGGCAGTGGGGGTAGACAATCCTGCGAGCAACGCAGCTACCGTCGCTCCAGCAATCACAATATTCGCAACATCTACAATAACTCCTCCAATAGCTTTCACCGTAGGGGCTATCTCTCTCTCGACATATTGAGAAATATTGTTAGCCTCACGAGAACCAGAGCCAAAGAGCCCCAGAGGAATGTAACTAGGTTTTTTCTCTGCTTTCTTCTTCCCCTCACCTTCACCTACCTGGGGAGAAACAGCCCAAGTAGTAAGGGTGGGACCTTTTAATTCAACATCACTCAGCCATGCCCACACCTTTATGGTAACTCCAATGGCTGGAGACTCTCTCAAAGGGGTCAAAATATCCAATCTAAAATTACACCAATCAAAATAAGCGCTTCCAGAGGTATAAGTTTCAACAGACGACCAACCGGTGGGTGAAACTTGGTCGACGACCAATTCGCCAGAAGAACCACTTGCCAAGTCCAATTCAATATTTGGGTGACCCACCGCCTGGTAAACATTGGAAGTTGTAACTCCAGTAGGGGCAACAGAAAGGATGAGCTTACCAGAAGCATAAGGACTAGCTGTCATGGTAACTTTAACGTGAACCTTACATCGAAGAAAAGCAAAGTTAGCCATCTTAGCTTGAGCGTTGAAATTATTG